TAATTTATTTACTTCTTGTCTTACATTACATACACTATTAAATTGTGTAGGACTAGATACTGTAGTTTCCACTTGAATAACTATCTGGTAGATAGCGTCTTCTAGAACTTCCGCCAGAGGATTATACTCTTCAGGAACCTCTGAGAGTTCAAATTCAAGTTGACTCGCAATTTCAGTGGAAAGTACGTGAGAAGGCAATGAGATTTTAAACCCTTCTACACTATCCTCAAAAGGAAATATAATGTAGTTAATCAGATCTCCAATATTAACAGTAGTATTATACTGAACATCAGAAATGAAATGATGTACTTTAATATAAAGTTTTACTTCTTCTACAGGCACTGAAGGCGATATATTAATACCTCCCCAACCTCCAGGATTATTTAAAGCGTCATAAACGCCTGTTACATCTTCGATTATAAGATTCTTACAGTCTTCTGTAGTAGAAATATTAAGGTTTAGATCTAAAGCCATATTAAGAAATTAAAAAAGGGCAGACAGAAAAGCTGCCTGCCCTTTGATTATATAAGTAAGTTAATTACTAGTCGAATGCTGGAGTTACTCCAAAGGCAGTAGTAACTGCGCTTAAACTCGCACCGTCTTTACCTGCAATAACAATCTGACAACGACCTACGCCTGCACCTGCAACTGCATATTTAGGGTCTGCTAAAGTGCAGTCTAAAGATAACATATTGTAGTTTTGACTTGCGCTAGCATATAAGGTAATCAAATCTTGGTTACTAGGCATTACGTTATTTCGGTAAGGAGCACCATTTGCACCTACTCCAAACCACTCTAATTCAGCAACTTCACGACCATGACCAGAACCTTTAACAGCCGCTGTAACTGCAGGAGATGCAGTAGATCCCCAACCATCTAAAGTAACATCAAAAGTTACTACAGTATCTGCATGTAATCCTACAGAGAATTTTTGAGCTAATCCTGTAATAACTAATCCAGCTGCTGCTGCATTTACATTTGCCGCAGTAAAGTATTTAGCTGTTCCGTGAGCAATAGTTGCAGAAGCACCTTGATAAGGCTGCGCTAAAGTAATTGTAGTACCATCAATAGCAGTTACTTTGTATCTAGCAGTCTCATCTGCAGTAGCCGCAGATACATAATCTCCAACTGCAAATGCTGGAGTACCACCAACAACCGCCTGCTTAGAACCATTAGTTACTTGAAGAGATCCTGCTGATGCGTGAAGGTTAGCAGCTCCAGTTGCTGCAGATAGAACCTCTACACTAATTTTACCAGAATCATTATCTGCCATATTTTTATCTGCTGACAATCTCTGTGCAAAATAGTTTGCTACTTCGATTTCAGTTGCATCTGCATCAGATACATATTCATAAAAATGTAAATCTGACTGCTCAGAGAATAATTCTACGTCATTTTTAAAATTCAAACGTAGTGTATATCTATTTGAATTTAATTTATTAATAGATCCTGAAGCTCCGTCATATCCAATTTTAGTGATCTGTTGAGTTCTTGCTACATATGCTAGTGATTTCTTAACTGAAATATTATCATATTTTACAAGTGGACTCCAACGAATATTTCCGTCTCCGTCCTTTTGCCCGATTTTGAAGTATTCACCTGTAGTGATAGCATCTGCATGAAGTGCGTTATTTTCATTTACAATGAAAATGTCTCCAGCACTTGCTGCTGCTACAGAAGTAGCTTCAATTGTATCCGTAGCGAATACATGTAATGAATTATCTGCTTTAAACATTTGTTTCTTTTTTAAAATTAATTAATAATTATACTGATCTAAGTACGACATATAATTTAGCGTCTACAGGCGTGATAGGGCAAGTAGCAGCCGTTGTTACAGATGCAATATTACCCGATTCCGTAGTAGTCTCTCCAATTACAATATCACCAACTTTTAAGTTAGCGAACCCTGCTTGAGTAGTAGAAGTTCCAGAAGCAGTAACTACTTCTGTTACAATCATTGCTCCTGCAGCATCATTGTCATATAATAGATTTACAGCATCAACCACTTTATTGTGATCTTGTACAGTAACTAGAGCGTTATTTAACGGTCCACCTACATTGTCGCGAGGGCCTACATTAGCCTTCGTTACTCTTTGTAATTTCTCTGCCATTTTATTCTATTTCATTTAATTCAATCTTACTAGACTGGTATCTAGGATCCTCAATATTCTCAAGGGCCTCGACAACAGCCATTCTAACAATCTCTCTATGAGTATGATTTGCTAAGTCACAATTCACTGGGGGAGTATTTGAAGCACTAACTATTTGAGGGTTTTTTAAATACCTTAAATGATACTTAGTAACTTCTTGCTCCTCTCCACAAAGTAATTCTACTTTATTCCCGCTAGAGTCTAATCTGTAGACAATATTTCCTTCAGGCTTATTAAAAGGATCATCCACTATTTTGTTATATCTATCATGAGTGATAGGTTTAACTGGGACTCTTTTAATTGATCCGTCTTTCCTTGACGTTATAGTTGCCTCTTCGTTTATAGAGTGCCTATAACCAACAGGTAAAGATGCATATATACCATTAGGTTTGTTAGCTGCAGAAAAGTCACTAACTCCTACTGAATAAGTAGAAATTAGATTTCTCAAATCATCTCTACGTTTCTGATCCTCTTCAAAACCAGTACGTCTAGGATTATTTCCAAACGCACGTTTAGCTACAAATTTCTCTATAGCTGCATTTAAAAACCTGTCAATTTCTGAACTAAGGAAAGATGGAGCTCCTCCTCCATCTGCCTTGTCCATTAACAGTTTAAACTCTTCGTGCATTGAATCTATATCCATTATTTACTTATTGAGAGTTTGCCTTTTAAGTCAATATATACCTCCTGATTATCAGGATTCTTTAAATAGTCAATCGTTTGCTCTAAGTTGAACCCTACAACATCTCCGCCAGGAAGTGTGTATTTAGTTCCAGACTTTACTAAGATACGTTCTTTTAAGCAGTCATCAATAAACGCTCGCATTTCAAATGTCGGATCATCAACAGTTTGTAAAAACTTCTGAGGATCTTCTGTCACGATCTTATCAAGTTGAGACTCAATAAAGTCAACAGATGCATCTTCACCTGCACGTTTACCCATAACCTTAAGAACATTAGACATCTCTGTAGTAGACATGTTACTAAATCTCTTGTAAGCCTTTCTCTTAAGCTTAGACTTCTTATTTTCTAACTTAGCTTCTTGCTCTACAGAAGTCATTACATATTCAGCAAATGGAGTGTCGAAACGCTCTAATTCTGAATTAGCAACTCTCTGATGCGCGAACAATACTAAATAAGTTAGCTCGTCGTCTGGGTTAGCTAAATCTAATTTTTTACCTTCTTTAGGGATATCGATGTAAAACTTGTTCCAGTAGTCTTTATTGTAACGAGACAATGTACCTGGAGACATATTCATCTTCCCTTCAAGACGTCTTTCATCTTCTTCAGTTAAACCAGTATTTAAAATTCCAGTACCTCTTTGTGCTTGAACAGTTAATCTTTCAAAGCACCTAGAATAACGGATACTCCCATCGTGATCTTCTGGGAGCCATCCGTGCTTCTTTATAGGTTTTACTGTAACTTTTCCTGTATTCACATTAGAAACACTTTCCTCCATCACCTCTGCATCGGTAGTATATACCTCCTCAGCTTTTGCTTTCTTTGTCGCTTTCTTTGCCATCTTCTTTCGTGTTAATAATTAGTTTATTTTACTAGACTGTTGTAGAGTAAATTAATTCACAACATGACATTGGGTTCTGGATAAGAACACCTTGCTGTGCTTGTGCGAATAATTGGTACCCGTCTACCGCTGACGCTGATCCTTTTTGGAACGACGTGTTAGGACCTAGTGGAGAAGTAGAACCAGCTACGTGCCACATTAATTCCTTACGACCTTTAGGGTATACTCTACGAATGTTCTTCTCACCACCTGAAGTACCCATGTTAAGGATAGTATAACGGTAAGACTCAGTGTAACCACCTTTTGGATGAGGGATACGGTTACGAACTTCATTATCATATAATGGTAAGTGTACCAAAGTGAAACGGATACCTTGTGGTCCCATAAACTCTCTGTACTGACCTTGGAATGATAAGTTTTGACCAGAACCACCAATACGCTTAGAATCCAATGGTTGGAAACGAGCTGCATGGTTTTCTAATGCTCTATGGAATTGGACCATACCACGCTCTCCTGTAAAGGCAACGAAGTGACGTTGGTCTTCTGGAAGAATGTTGATAGATAAGTTCAATAATACATCCTCTAAGAAATCAATAGTGAAATCTGTATAGTGGAATTTGTAAGAAGGTGAGATTTGCTCACGGATACCAGCACCCTCAATGATTGGAGAACCAGAGTCACCAAACATATTATAAGTACCATTAGCCTGCTTGTTAGACTTAGAGAACCATAACATACGTTCTTTCTCCTTAGCCCACTGGCAAATAAACTCCCACTCTGCGTACTGAGTCCAGATCTTAGAAGTCTTATTAGACTTAGGATCTAACATCTCAATTACTAAAGGACGTTGGTGCATGTTACCAGGCACTGTATACGTCTTAGATAAGAAAGACATAGAGTTACGCATTTTGAACGGAGACGTGTAGCTAGTTTCACCATACGTTCTGTTCAACGTTCTTTCTTGTGGAGAGTATTCTTTACTCGCTTTAGAACCAGCGGCTAAAAGAGAAGGAGCAACAAAGTCTCCAGCATTAGCTGCCATTAACTGACAAGGATAAACCCAAGCAGTACCTTCCATGTAAGGCTCTTGCATTACACGAACAGCAGTTTCACCGTCATCTAATACTAATTTATCAGTTACTGCGAAATATTTCTCAGCAAATTTAACTAAGATCATTTCTCCGTAAATACCAGGAGTAGCTGAAGTAGTTGCAGTGTGACCTGTAATAGAGATTGCTTTCTCATCGTCACCTTTCAATAACCATTCAAAGTCATTGTCATCTGGTAATTCTTGTTCACCACCACCAATTGAAAGGAAGTAGTCCATACCAGCGTACTGGTTTAACCCAAAAACTCTACTGATGATGTTTGATACCAACGTAGGCTCTTGCGCAAATACACTACCTAAGTGGTTCTCAGTTGTTAGACCAGACCAACTCTTTGGAGCGTACAATTGTAAATTGCTAATTGTGTTTGCCATTTTAAATTAATTTAATTAATCGATTGTTTATATAAATATAAAGCTAGCTCCCGCGCAGAGATTTTCTCATCGTGTCGAAATCAACATTCTTTGAGCTACCTCTGCTTGGTCTGGACCCCGCTTTTTTCGTACTCTTAATTGCGTCAGACAATTTCTTAGTTGCCTTAGTAGTCGACTGACGTTCAAATGCTGAAAAATCCCACTTAAGGACTGTCGCTAAATATGCTATTTTAAGATCAAATTCAGGATCGGCTTCCCTAGCCCTCATTATCTCATTCTTTCCATGTCTATCTAATTTCGTGATTCCTTTATATAAAGAATCCTTCTCTTTAGGGGTCATGGAGAACCCAGGAATAATTTCCTCTTTTTTACTAATATGATCTTTTAAATCTACCAGCCATTTTTCATGAGCGGCTACTTTACGCTTTTGCTCTTCTTTCTGGTGTTTAATCATATTCTCTTTTTGTACTCCTTCCATATGCTTAAGACTTCCTAAAGCTTCTTCAGCTTCTTCTAGAAGAACTCCTGCATCTTCGTATCGAGTAATCTTTTTATTTATCTGAGCTTCAGATAATCCACTAGCAGTTAATAAATCTCTAACTAGCTTCTTTTGAGTGCTAACACTATCTTCCAGAGATTCTGGATTGATAGACTCATAAGTCCTTTGAGAAGCGTTAGCTTGCATTAAATCATAAATAGATACTCCTTCTTCGTAGTTATCTAATAAGTATTTAATCTCCTCTGGTAGGGACTCTTTATACTCAGTTACTTTAGAATCTATAGATTTTTGAACTTGTTCAAGCATCCAATCATCAGATTCTTCAAACTCGTCATCTTTAAAATCAATGAGACCTTGATCTCTTTGCATTTCTGCAAATACACGGAAAGCATTGACTTCTTCGTCATCTTCTTCCGCTCCCTCGCCCGCTTCAGAGCCTTCAGGAACTTTGCTCGCTGGATCATCTTCTTCGTCACCATCTTTCGAGTCATCTTCTCCATCTTCATCTGCATCCTTTGCAGCTGGTGGAGTTTTATCTTTATCAGGATCTTCGTCCTGTTCACCGCCTTTATCTCCAGGCAGTTCATCTACTTCTTGGATATTAAGACCTGGATTTAAAATTCCAGGGTCATCGCCTTCTCCATTCTCTTTAGTGGCGTCTCCTTCTGGACCAGATGCAATACCGTCAAGTACGCTTAAATCTAGTCCGTTCAAAATGTCATCGTCTTCAAATGCCATACTAAATTATTTAACAGTTAACAAATTTAATCATAAATTTAACATACGCAATAGCTTGAACCACCGCTATAGTTAAAATTTTATCGTCTTTATAGCTAAAATCTAATCTTTAAAATTATATTTTTTGATTAAATTTTAGCTTCTCGCTTTTTCTGCTCTCTAAGCTCAGACTCTTGTCTGTTCAGCTTAGAGTCCTCATACAAAGTATTACCTCTTTGCCTCGTAGGAGTTTTGAGGAAGCTGAACGCATCCTCAAGTTTCTCCTGCATAATACTATTTATTATTTCGTTTGGCTTGGGCATTTACCTGCTTAGATTTAAGTTCCAACTCTTTTTCTTTAATATTCTGGTCTCTTACCATCTTCTCTCTTTCGAGCTGAAGTTTAGCTAAATCAATATCATCTCTAACTTGGTTATTATTGACATCCATGTTCTCTTTATCTGAGAGCATTTTCATTCTAGCTATCTCCAGTTTCGTACGGTTATCCTCAGAATTCCTAGCATCTTCTCTATTCTCTTTTTCGATTTCAAGTTGGAATTTCGCTTGCTCCATTTCTGCTTTTGCCTTTTCTGCTTCTTGCTGCATCTGCAGTTGCTGTTGTTGCATTTGAGCTTCTTGGGCTTTTGCTTCTTTTTCAGCTTGCTTAAGTTTAGCCTTTGTATCAGCAAGCGAAGTTGAGTTATAAATTTGGATAACATCGGATAAAGATATTTGATCGTTCTGTAGAGCAGCGTGAGTTAATTGCTTTAATGCCTCTAACGCTGCAGTGTCATTAGATGAATTTGTAACGAATAATCCGTACTCCGAAGCCGCAATTTGATCTCCCTGAACATGGAATACAATGCTAGCTAACTCATCAGTAACATACTGGAACTTCTTAGTTTTTCCTTTATAAAGTTCTTTAGAAACATTTAATAGAGTCTCTAAAACTCTAATCTTAGTTTCGTTATGAACTTCAAATAATTTTTCTGTAATATGAGAAGACTGAACTACTGCTCTTTGAGTATTACCTACTAACTCAGAAGTTGAAATAGCTCCCATTCTTTGTGGAGTAACTCCTGATAGAGTATGAATCTTCTGCTCAACAAAGTCTAATAATTGTACATGGTGCTGGATATAATTACCAGTCTCCATATCAATAACCTTATTCTGGTTAGAAATATTTCCTGCAAGTTTACCTGCAGACTGTCCCTTCTTACCTTCGTTAAATGAATCTACAAAACCAAACTTCATTGATTGAGCGTAATACATCCATTTCTCTACATCCCATCCATCAGGAACAAGTGATAAATCAATAAGCGCAATCTTACCTTGGTTAGAAGATATTGCTAGCTCTAATCTATACCACATTGTAATATATAAGTAAATCCAAGGAACCAGTCTATCCATTAAAGAAACAGACTGAGAGTTGGTAGCATTATATACTGTACCAACGTATCCTGATTTACATACTGATATATTATCTAAATGTCTAAACTGATGTTTTCTAGGACGTATATTCAAGAATATATCTTCGCCTAATTTAGTACCTTCCCAGTACTCACTAATCCAGATCCACTCAATAGACTCTCCATTTAACTCATCTACTTTATAAGTTTCAGAAACTATAGTTTCTTGAGGTTTTCCTAGTTCGTCTATATAAGTTAGCCTCCCTATTTTTCTCATAGACTTCCATACAACCTTAGTAACACGGATGTTACCGTCTTGGTCTTGGTAGCTATAAATATCCATAGCGTCAGCTGACTCTCTGTTTTCTATAGTAAGTTTTTCTGGTGGAGCAAAGTTTAGAGACCCTTGACCTTTTAAGTCAGCTCTATTTCCTTGCTCTTTCTCCAATTTATCTATTTGCTTTGGAGTAAGGTCTTCGTAGTAATTGTCTATAATCGTATTTACAGACATCCATGTATCTTCTACAATAACATCTGCAGAGTCTACAAAATCAGAGTTGTGAGGTAGAATGCAGTAGAATTCTAATGGGTTAACATTTCTAACGATAGGCTCATTAGCTATCTCGTCTACTGCATAAATCTCTTCCCCTGCTAGTAAAGCATGTTCCCACCCTTTACTAAATTTATATTTCAACTTCTGCTCTTTTTCAAAGAAGGTCAGTAGCTTATGGGCTACTGACTCATTCATATCTTGAAAATCGTAATCGAAATACTTTTGGATTCTTTTAAGAGCTTCTGGAATATTAGCTTTAGCCTCTTCCATTAACTTTTGCTGCTCTTCTGGAGATTTCCCTTCTCCGCCTCCCTGCGATTTCATGTATTCTGACATAGCAGATTGCATGAGATTTTGGAAGTGCTCAACAACTTTATTTTTCTTTTCCTCTTCCTTATTACTAATAGCCTCCTCATTAACTGAACGTACAACATAACTAAATGCACGTTTAGCTTCCTCACCAAAGAGTAAGTTAAAAATAGGAGATACTACATCGTAATACTGAAGAGTGGCTGGCATCTCCGCCAACTCTCCAAGACCTAGAGGATCTGTTACATGCTCTAAATCTGCCTTATCGAATTTACCGTTATACAAGTCGTAGTTCCTCTGCTTTTTGTAGCGAGGACTACGTCTTGATCTATCGTATAAACCTATAAGGCCTAATGCAGCCTCTATACAATCTTCTCCCCATTTCTGAGTCTTTTTTCTTCGACTCAGCTTCTGTCTAGGAAAATCTATATTGGCCATATATAAAGTTTATTAGTCTACTTCTAGAATTAAGTATTCACAGATTGGTGTATTAGCTGATGATTTTACCTGTACAGTTGTGTTATCAGCTGTTGGGTAGAAACAAAATTCACCTGGAGCTAGCCTTGCGAAGATTTGAGAACCATCATCCGCTAAGATTAAATCATCTGTTGCGTCTGTATTCTTTACGTAAACGTATGCTTTTTTACCACCACCAGTAGTACCAGAAAGGTTCTCTACTGTAAGGTTTTGATAAGTAGTCGATGTTTTTACTGTAGTTAACCCCTGACGATTGTCACCGTCAATAGTTAAGCTAGCGTTTACCGTCTTACTTAAATTCACTGAGTCTAACAAGTCTGTACTTGAAAGGCTCAACGTCGTTTTTAATGTTGCGTTTGCCATGTT